GTGAAAGCTGAGACGTCAACACCGTGCTAATCAATTAGATTGCGAATAGGCTAATTGACAGTGTAACGCATAGGTAGTGAATAAATATAATCTATCCACGAGTGCGCGACTATTGTAAAATAGAAAATATATGCTGAACTAACACGAATTAAAGTGTTAGAATTACAAGATAAAAAGCTTGTAAGATAACAAATTGACAGGTGGAGATAGCGGACCTGCCCTAGCATCATTAGCCAGAATGTTTAACGATCCAATCGCTTTTAACGTATTGCCTTATAAAAACGATTATACTCGAGACGGAAAAATTCAATATACAGGATTTTTTATTCCTGCACACGAGTTTGCCCTCGATCCTAAATTTTTAGATAGTCGAGGAGTAACCGATAAAATTCGCTTTAGGGAGCATTATGAAAAACAGAGAGCTTTAATGACCGGTAAGGACTTGATGACTTACTGTGCAGAGCACTGTTTTACTCCTGATGAAGCTTTATTGAGACAGGGTGATAATATTTTTAACTCTGAATTAGTATCTGAACGATTAACAGATATCCGAGTACACAAACAGGGAATTAAACCTAAACACTATGTTCTTGAATGGACAGATGGCGAAAGGAAATCTAAAGTAAATGGTAAAGAAGTCAGAAACAGCGATTTGATAGTTTTTGAAGAACCTCGTAAAGATAATAATGGAGAGGTTTTTAGAAATTTATATGTAGCTGGAATTGACGCCATTGATATGGGTACTGGAGATTCTGCATCCGATAATGATGTGTCTGACTTTTGTATCGTAATTAAAAGACGAGCTTTTGGAATGGAAAGTCCAAAATATGTTGCGATGTACAAAGCTAGACCGAGAGAAATTAAAACAGCATTTGAAACAGCAATGAGACTATTAGTTTGATATAATGCTAAAGCATTGCTTGAGTACAGTAAAATATCATTTGCTAAATATTTAGAAGTCAATAAGAAATCATATTTGTTGATGGAAAGACCAGAATTTGCTATTGCTGCTAAAACAAGGATGAGTAGAAATAAAAAGAAATTGATTGGTCTACCTACTACAGAAGCAGTAATTAAACACGGTCTTGAATTAATATCTATGTATATTGAGGATTACTGGTATGAAATTGATAGTGAAGATATGCTGGAACAAATGCTAAATTACTCCTATGAAGCAAAAAGAAAGTTCGATATTATTGCAGCATTGGGTTGCTGCGAAATTGCTGATGAAGAGCTTTCTGGAGTTACACCTACAACAGTTAATAAAGTATCTAAGGAATGGAAAGATATTGGTTATTACACTGATGAGTGAGGTGTGAAAAGATTTGGAGTAATTTCTAAATAATAGTTTTTATGACTGAATTAGAAAGAGAAGTATTGGATATAATCAATTGTGAAGTTGAAGGTTGTTATATAGGTAGATTACAGGTAAAAGAAAGTCGATTTTATAAAAATATTCGATGTGACAGATGTAATCCAGTTAGTGAACTATATAATATTGAATATTCATTGTTTTTATATTTAAATGCTGATTATGAACCAATGGTTATGTCTTATATGTTTAGAGAAAGAACGTATAATGATATTGAATCTGAATATATTAAAGAAGCTCAAGAAGCATTTAAAGAATTCATTAAAGAAGAATTCAAAAACCGAATGTTACAACAGGTTGATTATTACCGACTTATTTTACAACTTCCTAGTATAGATTGTAATGAACAAACAAAAAGAGATAGAAAAGATTAATAAACACATTGGAGAGTTAGTGTATGATAAAACCGAACTTAAAAAGGCATATAACTACTATCATTGTGTTAGAGACAAAGACCAATTTGCTCATCTAGAGCAGAATTACGGTATAGGTACCCCAACTACAGTAGGTTTTACCCCCCTTGTAAAAAAGCATATAGATGTACTTGTAGGAGAGTACTTAGAGTTGGACCCAGATTTGCAAATAACATGTAAAGATAGTAACACAATCTCCAACATTATGCGTGAAAAACAATTGAAAATTGATGGGGAGTTGTTTTCTTTTCTAAAAAAATATTTGCAAAATTCAATAGTTCAAATTCTTTTAGAAGGTAAAACACCTACTTCTGACCCTTTTATTGAGAAAGAGTTGCAGAAGATAAAAGCGAACGTTGAAACTGATTTTATATCTAATTACGAAATTGCAGCACAAAACATTTTAAATTATATCAAACATTCGCGTGATATTGATTTGAAAAATAAAATGCGAGAATTGTTTACTGATATATTAATTGCTGGAGTTTGCTATTATAGAACAAAACCATCCGGAAGTAAAAAGAATCTTGCTTTCGAAGTGTTAAATCCACTAGATACTTTTATTGAAAGAAATCCTAATGAATTCTATCTTAATAGGTCTCCACGCGCTGTAATTCGTAAATATCTTACTCGGGAGCAAATTCTTGCAGAGTTCGGATCCGAACTAACTCCCGAAGCAAAAAGTAAATTAAAAGAAAGTGAAGGTACTGGACGAGATACTGGTAGCTATATTTATGTAAAAACTGGTCGATTTGATGATTTAGTTACGATAGAACCTACTAAAGGTTTACTTGCTGGTTTAGAGGTTCACCCAACTAGAGATGCGAGTAAAAGCGTTGAATATAGCCAAACTGTCTATACTGTTTACGAAGTTGAATGGCTAGAGTGAGACAAAGAAAAGGAAAGACTTACTCGTCATGAAGGTGTTAAAATTGGACCAGAAATTTACATCTGCAGAGGAGAATCTGAATATATTACCAGGAGTGCATCTGATCCGGATGATTGTACATTATCTGTTAATGGATTATTTTTCTCAGATAAAAACGGACACCCTTTTAGTTTGGTTTTATCTACCGCTTCATTACAGGATCAATACGATGTGCTGCGATATCATATGGAATGTCTTTTGGCTACAAGTGGTACAGTGGGAGATTGGATTGATGTAGCTAGTTTACCGGAATTCTTAGGACAAGAAACTCCAGATAGATTGCTTAAATGGATTGCATATAAAAAACAGGGTGTTGCGTTATACGATTCTTCACAAGAAGGTGCTAATATAGTTAATACAACATTTAATGGATATGACGATACAGTAAAAGTTCAGGCTATTCAGGCTATTCAAGTTGCTATTGATAGCATTGAGCAGCAAGTTTCATCTATTACTGGTGTGTTTCCAGAAAAATTAGGTGGAATTCAAGAAAGGGATGCGGTTAGTAATGTAAAGGTGGGATTAAGATATTCGACATTACTTACTAAACAGTATTTTTCTGCTATGGATTTAATGCTTAAAGAAGTTAATTATGATTTACTTAATTTGGCTAAAGTTGTTTATAGGGATGGTTTTACTGGTACCGTTATTCTTGGTCCTAGGCTTAATAAAATTTTCACTGCTATTCCTGAATATTACACTACTACTGATTTTGATATTCATATTGAAGACAGCACTGAATCTTACAAAATGCGAGAAGAAGTCAAAGCATTAAATGTTGAGTTTATTAAAGCAGGATTAATAGAACCAGATATGGCTATTAATGTAATTACATCTAAAAATCTCACTGATTTGAAACGTTATATGGATCGTGCTCTTAAAATGAAGAAGGCTGAAAATGATATGAACGCTCAATTGCAGCAACAAGTTGAACAGCTTACTCAACAAAGTAAACAATACGAGCAGCAAATTGGTGAATTCCAGAATCAAATTAAACAGCTTAATTCTCAATTACAGAACAATAATGCTGAAAAAATGGAACTTGAAAAGAAAAGAGTTCGTATTGAAGAACAAGAAGCCAACGATAAACGTGATTTTAACAACAAACAAATTGAAGTTAAAGAAAAACAGTTGCAGGTTGAAATGGCTCAAATGGTTGACGGAAATCCTTATAACGATAAAATACATGATTAATTATGGAATTAAAAACTACAGCAGATTGCAAATTAATTTTAGAAGGAGTTCCACAGTCTGGTAAAGAAATCCTGGTTTTCAATTATAAAGAAATAATTGTTATAGAAAGGGAAGATCTGGAATTATATACTCATATAATGGAAAAGGATGGGTTGTATCAATATTATATTTTGGATTTACCAGAGGAAGGTGGACCTTCAGATTTGTTAGATTATATTAACGATTATAAATTAGACCCAATTAAAGAAGTCTTTTCTATTTGTAAATTACGTAATTGTTTATTACAAAAAGAAAAAGAAAGAATTTGTGATTTTCTAAAGAATAATTGTAGTAATTCTGATGTTTATTGTAATAAAAACAATACTTCAAAAAATCTTAGTGATTTCTTATTAATTTCCGTTTTCTTATTAGAAAATTTAATATGTAGAGGTAATTATCAAGAGGCGCTTAGGATTTTAGATGGGATTACAGGATGTAATAACATTTGTGGATCTGAGAAGACTACTAAAGATTGCGGATGTAATGGATAAAATATTTGAATTACTATTAGAAAAATATAACTTCTTATTAAAAGATTTACAGATTGGCTATTCAATTGAAAATTGCAAAATAGTGGAAATGATGCATTTATTACATGTTTTGCATTTTGTAAGTTTTGATGAAACATCTAACGAAGAATTAATTAAAATTTTAGCTTATTATGAATAATTTCTTTTTTGTTGGAGATAAACCTATATCTGAATCAAAACCTGAAAGTCCAAAATTCTTCACACATTGTGAAGATCATGGATTAACAAGGGATTTTAAACAAGGAGTTTCTTTTAGGTGCAGACCTTTTGAATACGGTATTACATATCACAATGATGATTTTGTTCAAGATTTTGTAACATTAAATGGATCTATTTACATGTGTGTTGTAAAATCAACAACCGATATACCTGGTGAATCTGACGATTGATTAATGGTGGTTCCTAAAGGTGAAAAAGGAGATAAAGGTGAACAAGGAATACAGGGTATTCAAGGTACTCAAGGAGAAAAAGGAGATGTTGGACCTAAAGGTGAACGTGGGGAAAAAGGAGAAAAAGGTGATAAAGGTGAAAGTGGTAATGGTAATATGAATGTTGGTGAAGGTTCACCTAAAGACCCCGGTTATGAAAACGATGTTTATCTAGATATCGAATCTGGAATTTTTTACGAATTTGTAAGAAACAAATGAAAAAACGTCGGAAAGATTTCTGTTGGAGGAGGAACGTCTGTAGATATAGAATGAAAAGATGAATAATCTAAAAAACTATATAATTATAGGATTAGTTCTTATTTTAATTATATTTGGAATGAGAATGTACAACAAATGTTCTAGACTTGAGCGAGAGAATATCGAACTCAAGCTAGGACAAGATGTTGTAAGAGATATTATAGAGAAGGAGAATAAATTACTACAGCGTGATATTCTATCATTAGAAGATCAAGTAATTTATTATAGATATCAAATAGATTCGTTAGAGAAAGTTAAACAGAAAGTTATTGTTAAGACAGAATATATAATTTCTGAAGATATAACCGAAGGAGTTGCATTATTAAAAGAAAATTTAAGATGCGAAAGATACTAGTTTTTATTTTATCTTTTATATGTTTACCAATGTTATCTCAAACTCATATGGTTTATATTTCCGAACCAACCGATTCAATGGCATTAATTAACAAAGAAGACATTGATATTATTAATAATGTTTTTAATGAAAGAAATGTTCTAGATAGTTTGCATAATATAAATGAACAAATTATATCAGTTTTAGAACAAGAAATTACTGCAAAGGATTCTATTATAGTGGATCAAAACAGTATAATAGAAAATAAAGAATTGGTAATCAATGAATTAGAAGATAAAACAGGGCAAATGACAGAAACATATAATAAAAAATTAAAGCGGGAAAAGAACAAAACGCTTTCTTTTCAGGCATTATCTGGGGTAGGTATGATTGCTATTATTTTATTAATTTTGTTATAAATATTTGGAAATTAAAAAATAAAATATTATATTTGCGCCGTATTTAAACCCTATAAGAAATAATAAGATTATGAATGAAGACAGATTTAATGATTTAGGTGGTGAATTTGATGATCTTTTTGACGGAGAAAGAGCTACCACAGTAGAACCGCAGGAAGTAGAAACGGAAAAACCAGTAGAGCTTCCTGATGATTATTCAGATTTAGATGATCCAGATGAATCTAAAGTTGATCCAGATGAGGAACCTTCTAAAGAACCAGAAGGTAATGAATCTGAACCAGAATTAGATGTTTGGCATCAGTATTTGAAAGATATGGGAATTGAAGACTCCAAAGCTATTCAATTTGAAAACGAAGACGGAGAAATCGAAACAGTAGATTTTGATTCACTGGATAGAGAAACACAGCTTACTATGTTGAAGGAACTTTCTGATCCAGGCCTTTCTGAGCATGAAATTGAAGTAGTTAATTACTTGCGAAGAAACAATGCATCTTTTGATGACGTAATTAATTATTTTGCAGAACAGAGACTTCAGGAATATCTAAATGAGAATCCAGATCAAGTGCATCCAGTAAAATATTCGGTAGACGAATATTCTAATGATGAACTTTATTTGGCAGATTTGAAGAATAAGTATCCTACACTTACTGATGAAGAGCTTTTGGCTGAACTTGATGCAGCTAAACTTAATGAAGAGCTTTTTAACAAAAAGTCAGATGCTATTCGTCAGCAATATAAAGAACAGGAAGATAAAGTAAAACAGGAACAGGAACAAGCAGAACAGCAGAGATACGAAGCATTACAGCAGAATATTGTTGATACGGTTCTTAATTTTAAAGAGATTAGTATTGATCCAGATCCTAATAGCGAAGATTGGAGAGGTTTAGAGATCGAAGACGGAGATAGGCAGCAGATTTTAGCATATCTTCTAGATCAAGATCAGGAAGGAAAAAGTCAATTAGTTAAGGATATAGAAGATCCTGCCGAGTTAATTAAACTTTCATGATACAAGTTATATGGAGATGAAACATTTAAACAGATAACGACATATTGGAAAGGATTACTTAAAGATGCTCGAAGGGAGAATGCTAAACTTACTAAGCAGATTGAAAAATATAAAAATGGTAATAACACAGTTGTAACACCAACTCCTGGAAAGAAAAACAATAGCCTCACCAATAAAGGATTTTCTCTTGGAGATGGGTGGGACGACTTAATTTAATAAGTAATAATAAAGTAATTTAAAATTAAGTAAGAATTATGAGAATTTCAGGTTTTACAACTACTAGACCTAATGGTTCTAGCACTCGTTTGGCAGAAGATTTCATGCGTTTTTTGGGTGAAAAACCACAGCGCATGGGTATTGTAGCAAATCTTTATCCACAGTATACAGCTTCACATATGACAGAAGCTCTTATGAATGTCTGGGATCCAGGTGATAAGAGAAAGGGATTCAAGAGCATTGATTCATATACAGTAGAGTGGGACATTAAGGTCAATCGCATACATAAGGTTAGGATTACTTCACAGTCTGGCACTGGCGTTAATAAGTCAGATGTTATGTTCTATATGCCAGAGAACTATTACAATAAGTTTGATGTATTCATCGTTGAGGACACTCGTATGCAGTTCCGTGTAGTTAACCGTCCACAGAGAGTTGCCGACAACTCTTGGTTGGTAATTGCACAGATTCACGATGGCAGCTATGAGTCACAGATTGAGGAAGGATCACTTAACGGAATGATGACTCGTTTCGTTACTAATTACATGCCTGAGCTCCACGAGGAGGGTTAACAACATAGCTCTCGTTAAATATTTCTAATTGCTGGGAAGTCCTATTATTTTAGGATAATCAGCAGCGAAGACTTGGATAACACAAGCTCATTGAGAAGTGCCAAGTAACGTTCAACGACTATCCCGGAAGGGAGTAGGGGATGAAAACCCCGAAATGGAATAAATCTAAAATTTAAATACAATGAAATATATAGTTTACTTAACAACAAATAAAATTAATAGAAAAATATATATTGGTGTTCATGGAACAGAAGATCCAGAAGTTTTTGATGGATATTTAGGCTGTGGGTGTTATGTTCAACGACCGGCGTCTTACCAAAAATCTAAAACTCCGTTTCAATGCGCAGTAACAAAATATGGAGTAAAAAGTTTTATACGAACAACACTTAAATGTTTTGATACTGAAGAAGAGGCTTACTCATTTGAAGCTAAAATTGTAGATGCAGATTTTATTGGTAGAGAAGATACATATAACGTGTTACTTGGCGGTAAATCTGGAAATGCAGGCTGAACAAGTAAAAAAATTAAAATATATATGTATGATTTAGATGGTAATTTCGAACAAGAATTTGAGAGTTTACGTGATGCAAGTAGATTTTTAAACTCAAAATATACAGGACATATGACTCGTGCAATAAAACAAGGACATCAATATTTAGGGCATCAATTTTCTTATGAAAAAGTTCCGAATATGAAAAGATTAAAACACAGAAAAATGAATAGTGTAGAAATGCCGTATGTAGGAAAGAAAGTTGGAAAATACGATGATAATGGTAATTTGTTGGAAATCTTTGAAACAATGACCGATTGCGTTAAAGCGGGATATAAAAATGCAAAACAAGTAGCAATCGGAAAAAGAGATCATTGTAAAGGATTCGTATTTAAATATTTAGATTAAGATATAGTCTGACCTTTATAGTAATATAAAGTTAACACAATGTATGTTCGTTATCAGAGCAACCTTGAGAAACATCGTGCTTCTATCGCTACTCACCGTGCTGACGTAGATATGTCTGCTCAGTATCGTGCTATGGAGGACATCTTTATCAATATCGCTAAGGGTGACAAGGAAGTAACTTATCAGATGAATTCAGCTGAGAAGGATTGTTTGGATTCATTCATGGAGGCACGTAACAACGCACTCCTTTGGGGTAAGTCAAACCTTGATAAGAACTTTAAGCCAACTGCCTTTGATCCAGAGACTGGCCGTCCTATTGTTTCAAGTGATGGTATCGTAGCTCAGATCGAGCGTTTCGCAACTAAGTTTGTTTTCGAGCAGCTTAATGTTGAGTACTTCAAGAAGGTAATTATGGCTATGGTTGCTAAGTGTGAGAATCCTTCAGGAAACACGTTAAAGTATAGCGTGGGTTATACGTGAGTATAACAAAAATAAACAACTCAAATTGCTGGGAAGCCGCGAAGATATTAAAACTACAGCGAAGATAAGTAATTATGAACGCGAATGTTTGAAAATTTAATATTATGTGGTAATCAGCAGCAAAGGCCTCCTAAAGGGAGGAATGTTCAACGACTAAATGTTTTGTATCTTATGAATTATATAGTTTATAAAACTACTAATATAATTAATGGTAAAGTGTATATTGGCGTACACTATACGAATCCAGATATATTTGATGGATATATTGGATGCGGTGTTACTAAAAAAGACAAAAAGAAAAAAGTTAAAAAAGGTCTTCCCGCTGCCGTTAGAAAGTACGGTTATGAGAACTTTAAAAGGGAAACTTTATTTATTTTTCCAGATACAGAAGAAGGTAGAAACGCTGCGTATGATAAAGAAGCAGAAATTGTAGATGAAAAATGAGTAAAGTCTAATAAGAACTATAATATTGCTATTGGAGGAATCGGAGGTGTTTCGAACGATTTTAAGAAAAAAATAGCACAATATACATTAGACGGTGTTTTTATTAGAAGTTGAAGTTCTATTACTGAAGCAGAAAAAACATTGGGTTTACAAGCTATAGGTCAAAACTTAATTGGAAAATCTAAATATGCTGGAGATTTTCAATGGAAATATTATATAGATGAAAATCCAATTCCAGCGGTAAAAAAGAAGGAAAAAACAGTATATCAGTTTGATATGCAAGGTAATTTACTTAAAGTTTGAAAATCTACTTCGGAAGCAGCTAAAATGTTTTCTAATTATGGAAGCGCTAAAACAACTATACACGAATGTTGTAAAGGTGAAAGAAAACAAGGTTTTGGCTACTATTGATCTTTTAAAAACAAGTTTGAATATCGACCAAAACTTGAAATATTAGCTGTTGCAAGATATACCGATGATGGTATATTTGTTGAATCGTATTCTTCAATTACAGAAGCAGCAGAAATTTTTAAATGCAGCAGAAGTGGTATCTATGCTGCTATTTCTGGTAAAAATAAACACTGCAAAGGTTGGAGATGAAGATATTTTTACGGTAACACACAAAACATAAAACCATTAAAATAAGATAGTGATATAGTCTGATCTATATAGAAATATATAGCTAACGCAAATGTTACTTTCATGGTTAACACTCCATTTATGATGGAGGTTCAGAGAGTTCTTGATTCAACTCTTAAGGACTACAAAATTGACGCTCCATTCCTTTATAACAAGGTTGGTGATAAGGTAAGACTTGGTGCACAGTATGATGGTTATTCATATATGGGTAATACCATCATCTTTAAGCTCGAGAGGTCATTTGATATCGAGTATCCAGACAGAAAGTTTGGTGTAATTGTTGACCTTACTGCAGACGGTACAACTGGACGTGCTGCTATGGAAATGCTTACTTTCCGTGGTACAGAGTTCGTACACAACTGGATTGTTGGTGTTGGTGGTAAGGATGGTAGAAGCTCAGGTGAGGTTAGCTCACGTGTTTCTGCAACTAAGATCGTAAACTGGGGAACTGCTGGTATTATTCTTTATAATCCATATCGCTCAGTTGTTATGATCGGCGGTAAGATGCGCTAATATTAGAAATAAAAAGATTTAGATACAGAAAGCTCTCTGAAAAATGGGAGCTTTCTTTAAAAAGACAAAGTTTTTGAATAGATTTATTAATACAATAAGAAATAATGAAAATAACATTAAGAAGCCCATATAAGGTAAAAGAATATCATTTCCAGCCACTTAAAGGTGCTAACGGAATGAATCTCCCATTTGTTAAGAAGGTTCGTTATGACCATAATGGTAATTCGGAAATGATCCTCAGCGAAGCTGAAAGAAATAGTCCAGAGAGAGATTATTTTATTCCAGAAGATATGGATATTGTAGTTACAGAAGGTACTACTTTTGATCTTGATAATCCATATGAAAAGAATCTTTGGGATGCAATTAAGGATTCAGAACTTATTGCACCAACAAGAGATTCGAGAGATGCAAATGGTGATCTTATTATTGATGGAAATAAATACAGATATGGTAGAGCTGAGTTATATGTTGATATTCCAGGTGAACAGTCAAAACAGAGTGTTGCAAAACGAATGCAGATCAGAAAAGCATGGACATATATTGAAGAGGATTCAGTAGATGGTAGACTTACTAAGTGTAAGCTCCTTGGTAAGAATCTTAGAAATGCCCCAGCTTCAGATGTTCAGGAATATCTTTATACAGAAGCGGAGAAACACCCAGAGAAGATTATTGATCTTTATACTAATGGAGATACAGCATTGAGACTTCTTTGTATTGACGCTAAGGAAAAGAATGTGGTAAGAAAAGTTGGCGGTTTGTTTACTTATGGCGAAAGTGTTCTTGGAGCAACAGATGATGCTATGATTTTGTTCTTTAAGACCCCTGCTAATAAAGGAATCCTCGATCTTATCAAGAAAGAAACTTATCCTGAGTTCATTGTTGGTTTAGAAACTCCAGCTAAAAAAACAACAAAGACACCTAAAGAATAATGACAGAAAGAGACTTATATGATGCAGCTCTTATTGAGATAAATAAGTTAGAAGCTCCAAGCATGTTGTTGGAGGATTATAACTATTATATTAATAAAGCTATTCAACAATATATAAATAAAGCTTATAATAGATATGAAATAAATCAACAGGTGACTGATGATTTAGGAGCACTGAAAGTTTCAGATTTATTAAAAATTAATAATAATCCAACTCCTATTTTCCCAGGAGAAAACAAAGATTATTATTGTGAATTACCAGATGATTATTGGCACATGTTAAGTTGTATTATTACTTTTACTAAACCATCTAAACTATCTGTTTGTGATGGAGGTAATTCTACTACTCTTTCAAACGCTGCTAAGAAAATGACATCTGATGTAGCCCCATCTATTATAAACAATGCCTATTTTAAACCAAGTTACAAAAACCCATATTATTCAATTAATACCTCAATCACAGGAGAAGATATTATTGATGATATTTTCTATGGAGACTGTGATTGTAATGGAGATAAATGCCCAAGGCCAGATTCTGCTAGTGTTGGTAAAATAATGAATATTTTTTGTGGAGATGACAGTAAATGTATACCCTCAACAGTTTACATAAACTATTTAAAAACTCCGCAAAGGGTTTATATAACAGATGATGATTTAGATGGGCCAGATAATACAAAGACTCTTGAATTTCCGGATTATGTTTGTTATGAGATTATTAACGAGTTTGTTAAGCTTCTGCTTGAAAATACAGCAGATCCAAGGCTTTCAACCAATGTTCCTATTAATCAAACCATTATTCCTCAAATTACAGAGTAAAGTTTAATTTTTAAAAAGATAAAAAATTATGTGGAATTATTATAAAACCGTAGTTATTAACTCTGATGTAGCAGAGGATGGACATGATATGTTCTTTAAGAGTGATGTAGTACGTGACGGTGTTATTGTTAAGGATGGTGCAGTAAACGTATGGAGGAATGGTCAGTACGATCTCGAGAAGATCGGTAAGATTACTGAGACTCCAGGTTATAAGGGTGAGAATGCAAAACTTACTATTAAGTGTGATGGACTTATCCCAGAGGCTGCTGAGGGAGTACACGATCTTGGTCTTTATCAGCTTTCTTTCAAGGTTGAGATGGATGGTAAGTTCCTTAGCGATTATGCATCACCAGCTTATCAGGGTTTTTATAAGCCAATTGTAGTTGGTCTTAATGTTACTGACGAGAATGTTGAGGGTGCTGCTCTTGCAGAGTATATTGCTGCACAGATTAAGCTTGCACTTCCTGAGAACAATGAGTTCGTTAAGGTTTCTGTTGATGGAACTAATGTAATTGTTGAAGCTACCGATAACTATATGCTCTTTAAAGAAGAGAGTGTTAAATTTGAGAAGTACGAGGTTGTTGGATGTGATACTTGTCTTGGTGAGTATATTCCTAAGAAGATTGAGGTTGAGGTTGTAGAGGGCAAGCAGCCATTTGCAACAGGTGCTTGGATTCTTGAGAATCTTCGTCTTCCTAATACACTTAACTATCGTTACTTTGGTTCTAATGACGAGATGCCAGTAGCAGGTGCACTTTATACTCAGTTTACCTTTGATTATGTTTCAGATCGTCCAGGTCTTGGTGGACATTCTGGTGTAGGTCAGGGTATTACTGCTATCACTACTCATACTTTCTATGTAGCAGAGGGTGCTGTAGCAGCTTTCAAGGCAGCTTTTGGTCTTTAATAAATAACTAAATAAATTAGGGCGGGTGAGAGTTTATCTCGCTCGCCTTTTTTCTTTAATATGAATTTAAATAAAATAGCATCTGCGATAATTTCGGATCTTTATAGTGGTTTAGCAGGTTTTAATGCCAATCAAACAATATCGATTGAACAGATCGAGGACGAGGTTACCGAAAAAAGACAAGTTGTTATAAAAGAATTATTTGCTAAAAACTTGTTGAAGTTAGAAGATCTTGCAGTTTCCCTCAATTGTGTTGAAGTAGATTGTGAGAATATGATTAAATGTGATTCTTGTAATAAAGAACCACTTGTTACTAAAAATCAACCCCATTTTGAAATTCCACAGCTTCTAACAGATGTTGGGGAAGGTGCTATTATTTATATAGGAAGTGCAGATGGAATGATTCCTTTTAGAGTTTATTATTCATTAGAAGCGACAAAATCTAATCAATATAGACGAAGAGGAAGTAAAGAACCTTTTGTTTTTATAGATAGAACAGTGAATTCAAACCAGATGCACGATTGCTGAATTTTTAATGCGCCATTTGTAAAACAAATAAAAGTAGTTGGTGTTTTTAGAGATTTACGCCAACTTGAAGAATACACTTGTTGCCGAGATTTTGATTATCTTGATTTTGGAATAATTTCGGATGAGGTTAAAAATAGAGTAAAGAAAGATAAATTTGCTTTTTATAGGGAGAATTTATCGCAACCTTACCCAACTAATACAGTTTATAGATAATGGAATTAATGAATATAAAATCTGCTTTTTCCTTATTAAATACATTATATGGAATTACTATAAAGGAAAGTGATTTCGAAGAAATTGCCTTAAATGCTTGGGAATTAATCGGAAACAAACACACAGAATTAAAAGAATATATAGGTGATGTTGAAGGAGGATTTCTTCGATTACCATGCGATTGTGTTGAAATAGAGTCAGTTTCATTACCTATAGTAGATGCAAATACAACTGGAACACTTATTGATGGTTTAGATACAGATTCTATATCTATTGAAAGATATATAGAACTTAGACCCAATTTTGATTCACCATATTATAATGAAGAAAAGTTAGTAAAATATAAACAGGCTGGAGATAAGTTGCAGTTTGATAAAGATTATAAGAATGTATTAGTGGTTTATCATGGAGTTATTATGGATGAAAATGATTTACCATTAATTAATGATAAGGAAATGAGAGCTATTGCGACATACGTTGCATATGCTACAACATATAAAGAAGGGTTGATGAAGAAAGATGGTAATATTGTAAATATGGCCAATATGATGAAACAGGATTGATGGAAGGCTTGTAATGCAGCAAGAGTAACACATACTCTATCTCAGAATGATATGGATGCTATTTTAGATGCTAAAACGACATTTGACAGGAAGAGATATGGTAAATCTTTTAAACCTATAAAATAATATGAATTTTCCATCAGATCACTGTTTTACTGCTAAGGATATTTATGATTCTGCTCAAAAGTCAAAATGAGGAATCAATATGAAGCATGTTAGAGCGTATAAGCAAGATATGATTAGAGAGCTTTGTGCTCAGATATTTACGTACTTTTTCTATTTAGTAATCTTGGATATTATTGAAAATAATGTTACCTTTGTATTACCTATGGATAAACGTGGAAACAGAAATTCAAATATTTCGGTTAAATGTTTTGAAGGGGAAGCATTTCAAAGATTATATCGTGCTGGATCTTTTCAAGGAATTGATTTTCTATCATCTAATTTTAAGGGTTATAGATTAAATTATCAATATGACTATAATGGTGGAATGAGAGAGAAAGATATTTACATTGATCATAAATTAAAAAAGATCTTTTACGATAATATTAACAATGGTAAAGTCTATTATTAATGAAGAAAACAAGTGTTGATGATTATCTTGATAAGGTTGCAGAAAAATATAACAAAATACCAAAAGATGTTTTAAAGAGAGTTATTGAATATGGTTTAAGATCCTATTATAGGATTAATTTGATGGGTGGGGATATTTTATTGAAATCTCCATACTTTACAGCTTATACCGGAAAACAATATCATCCTGATAAAGGTTATTATTTTGGTAAGTATAAAAACATTAAAAAGAAAATTAAATACAGAATCCAATATGCTCGAAAAAGAACTAAATATTCTGGATATTATTATTTTGGAATGACTGAAGATCAGTATAAAAAATATAAGAGTTATTTAGGCAAATCTGGTAAAAGAGGAGAAAAGGTTAGGTTTGAAAGGCTTTTTATTTATAAAATATTTAATGAAGTTTTCGACATATCCTATTTAACCAGATTTTTTAGAGTTGAAATCCCAGAGGAAAAAGGTTATAAACTTTGATTTGATAAGATTGAAACTAACAAATTCGATTATATTGGTAAGAAAGTTGATAAAAAATTTATACCTGTAGATTATGAGAAAAGAAACAAGTAATCAATTTACAGAAGGTTTGGTTAGCGATCTGAATCCAATAAATACACCAAACACGGTATTAACGGACGCGTTAAACGCTACAATAATTACATACGATGGAAATGAATATAGTCTACAGAATGACAGAGGTAATTATCCACTTGAAAACTGTAGACTAAAACCAAACTACATTCCGGTAGGAATAAAAGAATATAGTGATATTTTATATATAGTTTCATATAACCCAATAACAGAACATGTAGAAATTGGAACATATCCATCACCATTAAATGTAGAATCGTCTAAAAACAACGATACCAATTTAGAACTAGAGTCTGTTATTGGAAACATTAATGTATCTAAAAAATATTCAGAGTTAATAGAAGACTGCAAATTACATATATGAACTTCTGATAATGAAGAGGATTCAAAATTATATCCCGGGGATAGTTATAAAATAGAAGAGCAAAATATTTCTCCATATAAATATGAAGCACTAGAATATTTTATAATAGACGAAAATAGACAAAAACATAATATTAATAATTTAATTGAAAAAGATGGAGAATGACATCCTGTAGCATGGCAAGTTCCAGGATGATTAGCAACACAATATAGAATTGGTACTTTTGATGATTTTATAATGAGTGTACAATCTATAGAAGCCCCAACATTTGGAGAGAATAGAACTTTTGACTGCAATGTTCATTTAAACTTTCAATTTAGAATATCAGATTATTTGTTTTTACCACAAACAATCAATAATCAAATTATTAATGAGAGTGAAATTAAATCCGATTTGGGAATTAGACTGACATTTTCAGATAAATCTTCTGTTAAAGACATTTCATTAAAAGATGCTTCTTTTTTAAATTGATATTCCGATTCAAAAATTTTATGAATGAATTCTAGCTCTAATCCAGAAAATGAGATAATTCTAAAAAACGTTGAATTTGGAGATACAATTACAATCACAGCAACCCCTTTTGTCAAAATTACCGTAGATGGAGTAACAAAAGAAATAATATACGATAGATTCGAAGAAGCGTATACTATTTATTTCAATTCAATAGGTTCTTATAGTGATTTTACAATTGGGGATGAAATTTGAAAATTTTATGTAGATGAAGATGATGATTCAAATTTATATATAGAATATAATGTTTCAGGACCAAATATTACAAATAAATCAGTACAATTATATTATAGAATTCTTGATTTAAATGGAGAAACAGTAATAAAATCATGATCTGAAGTTAGTAATTATATGGGAATTACTTCCCAAGGAATAGGACTTCTCAAATTTGAAGATTCATTTGAAAAAGAAGCTATTTATATAATAGAATTTGCATTTTATGAAGTTGGAAAAGATCTTAATAAAGTTTCGAATTTATATACAGTAAAGAAATTAGTTATTGCGAGTAAAATATTTTCAGATTTTGTTGGAGATTATTCCAATTTCAACGATATTGATTTTGATATTTGAATCAATAAGTATAAAGATAGTATTACAGTTGGTAATTGAAATGTTACTCATAGTCCAAAAAATGTTGATAAAAACAATATTTATCAAAATTATTATTGAGAAAACAATGAACTAAAAGATATTAATAAACGTCCGGCTTTTACAA